AGCACCCTCGGCTGATGTCACTTTTGCCTACGCCGACAATTCCACGGCCATCCACGACACGTTTACTGCTGACAGCGCCATCATCAACGCCAGCGGTTCTCCAGGTCACAAGGAAAGCCCCAGCACACCGGTCTCAGGCGGCACCTACGCGCAGTGGAGCGCAGACGGCTTCTACAGCACCTATTTATTCCCGGCGCTGACACAGACACGAGGGGTGCCACCCAGCTTGGGTCTGCCGGTTTCCTCGCGGCAGTTCAGTTGGAAGGAGATGGTTATCCGCGCATGGGGCAGCGAGTTTTCAGCGCCCGACCGTCGCGCCTACGAGTTCAGCTCGGGGCGCGGCTTTGATTCAACTGACAGGGGCGACACGGGCCTCTACGAACCACCGGTGACCTAATGCACATCATGGAACGGGGCGACCCGGAAGAACGCTCACACATGGAGCTGGCGCTGGAAGTAGGCAGGGCGCTCAACGAGCACTACCCAAACCATCCTTGGATCGTGGGCTTCCAGTCTGGCGGGATTGTGATCCGTCACTTGGTCATCGCCGGGGCTGTGGCCGAGACAATCGGGCGCGAGGGGTTCGCGAGCCTGCTGCCGAAGGACAAACTCGGCACGCCGAAAGAGGTCCATCGCAGCGCGGTGGAGTTTGGCGGGCAGATGCTGGAACTGTTCGGGATGCCGCGGGGCGCGTGGCACGGTGAGCAGCCCATCGTCCCGGTGGCATGGCGGTATCGACAGGAGCGTAATTGGGCATGAGCGAAAGCACGCAAAGCAGGCCGCAGCCGCCATCCATCGCAGATCCAAGATCTGCGGAAACCGACCTAGAGTATCTTGGGCAGGAGGGCGACGACGAAGGGCCGATGCCTGAGCAGGCCGACGACGACGACGCGGAGTTCGAAAAGGGCCAACCCAACTGGGCGCGGCGGGCCAAGGATGCGTGGCGGTTCTCGACATCGTTTGTTGACTCGAACTACCGCCGCCAGTGGGACGACTCCATCCGGGCGTTCAACAACCAACACCCCGGAGACTCGAAGTACAACAGCGAGATTTTCCGCAAGCGGTCCAACATTTTTGTCCCGAAGACCCGCAGCATCATCCGCAAGAACGAGGCCGCGGCGGCATCAGCATTTTTCAGCAACATGGACCGTATCAGCGTCACTGCGCAAAACGCGAACGACGCGCAGGAGCGGGTGTCTGCCGAGGTGATGGAGGCTTTGCTGCAGTACCGGCTGACGAAAAGCATCCCATGGTTCCAGCTGGTGATGGGCGGCATGCAGGACGCGCAGACACAAGGCGCTGCCATCGCGCACGTGCACTGGCGATACACCATGCGCAAGGACGCCAAGGGCAAGTTGGTACGGTCCGACGACAAGCCTGTGGTGGACCTCGTGCCAATCGAGAATTTTCGCTTCGACCCGTCCGCATTGTGGACCGACCCGATCAATTCAAGCCCGTACCTGATCCACATCATGCCGATGTACGTCACCGACGTGAAAGCCCGCATGAGCAGGCCAGACCCCAAGGGGCGGCAGTGGCGCGAGTATCCAGACTCCGCGCTGCTGGCCGGCGAGACAGACGATTCGACGCGGCGCACGCGGGTGGGCAATCAGCAAGATCCGGCGCTTGAACGGCGCACGGTCTCCGACTACGACATCTGCTTTGTTCACCGGCATATCCACAGGTGGAACGGCACGGACTACGAGTTCTACACCCTGCGCAGCGAGCGCATGCTGACCGATCCTGAGCCGTTAGAATCCACCGTTTTCCACGGCAAGCGGCCCTATGTCATGGGCCAGATGATGATCGAGACGCACAAGCCGCTGCCGACCCCGCTGCCGATCTTGGTAAAAGGACTCCAGGACGAAATCAACGAGATCAAAAACCAGCGCATGGACAACGTGAAGTTTGTCCTCAACAAAGGCTACTTTGCGAAGCGCGGCAAGAACGTGGACCTGCCGGCGCTGGTGCGCAACGTTCCCGGTCGCGTGGTCCTGATGGATAACCCGCAAGAGGATGTGGTCGAGAACCAGTGGCAGGATGTGACCCAGTCTGCCTACCTTGAGGAGGACCGCAACACCGCCAACTTCGACGAGCTGGTGGGCAATTTCTCGGCGGCATCGGTGCAGACAAGCCGCAGCCCGCGGGAACCAGCGCGAGCGATGACCCTGCTGCAGGCACCAGCCACGATGCTGACCGAGTACGCGCTGATGACCTATGCCGAAACGTTCATCTCGCCAATCTTGCGGCAGCTGGTTTTGCTGGAGCAGTTCTACGAGACCGACCAGAATATTCTGAACCTTGCGGGCCAGCGGTCGAAGCAGTTTCAGAAATTCGGCATGGACAAAGTGACCGACGACATGCTCGAGCGCGAGATGGTCGTCAACGTGAACGTGGGCATGGGCAACACCGACCCCGTGACCAAACTGCAGAAATTCCTATCGGGCGTGCAAGCGTTTGCTGCGGTGGCAGCGGCTCCTCCTCCGGGGATGAATCTGTCGGAAGTCTGGAAGGAAATTGCGGCGCTGTCTGGCTATGCCGACGGGGAGCGATTCACGCTGGGCCAAGATCCTGAGCACGTCAAATTGCAGCAGCAAAACCAGCAGCTAATGGGCGCGATGCAGAAACTGATAGCCGAGCGCAAAGACAAGACCGAAACTAACGCCGTTAAGACCGACACGAACCGCGAGAACAACATCGTTAAATTGTTGTTGGCCGACAAGGAAGACATGCACCAAAACGCGCAGATGTATGCCAAGCACTTAGCCATGAAAGACATGGCAGAGCACCAGCAATCTATGCAGCCGCCAGCTCCACCATCGATGCAAAGCCCTGCGCAAGCAATGCCAGGTCAGGGTATGCCGACGGCTGACCAGATGGGAGCCGTGCAACGATGAGGCATTTGGACCCTGCAGATCCGGTGGTCAACTCGGCGGTGTTCGGCAAGCAGGTCGAGGACTTCATTCGCTCCGACATCGGTGCCTACCTCATAAAAAAATGCACGGGTGAGGAGAACGACGCGGTCGAGCGACTTGTCGAGCGGGCGCACGTCATGAGCCACGAAGAAGTGCTGGCCGAACAATCAATCATTGCCAGGTCGCGGGGATTCCGGGACTGGCTGGGGTATGCCGTGCAGGATGGGCTGCAGGCGCTAACCATGTTGGAGGGGGAAGAATGAGCAAGAAGCAAAAAGCAGACGAAGCGCCGTTGCTGAACGCGCAGCGGTCTGAAGATGATTTGAAGCGGCTGCAGGAAGCGCGGCAAGCAAACACGGATCGCAACAACGAACGGCTGGAACGTTTAAACGCCATCGCGAACAGCGCAGACGAAAACAAAGATGATTTTGAGGACATCGAGGACGAGCCGACAGACTGGGAGGAGGAAACTCCCGAAGAACAGGCAGAACAGCCTGAGCAAGCCGCTGCCGAAGATGTGCGCATAACAAACGGCGAGAACTACTACCGGATCATCGTAAACGGCCAAGAAAAGTGGCTGTCGTTGCAGCAGCTGCGGGACACAAGCTCAAAAGTCACCGCCGCAGACGAATATTTGCGAAACGCGAAAGAAGCTGTTAAAAATATAACTGCGCAAGCTCCATCGAAAGACGAGCCTGTGACTCCGGCTAAGGGCCGGGTGCGCGAAGTGCTAACCCGCGCTTTAATGGGTGAGCAAGACGCCATTGATGAGCTGGCACTGCATTTGGACGGAACACTATCCCGCGAGGACGTGTTGAAAGCAGTGGACGGGCGCGTAGATGGTCGGTTGACGTTTCGTGAAGCGGCCGATTGGTATGAAACCGAGTATGGAGATGTCCTGAAAATTGATGAGGTCCGGCAACGGGCGGAGTTAGTAGACGCAGAAATGGCGCAGCAAGATCCGAATATGGATTATAAGGCGCGGCTGAAAAAGGTGGGCGACGATGCGCGCCAATACCACCAGCAACTGCGGCAACGGTTGGGGGCAGACGATACTGGGCGAAGCCAAAAGGAAGCACGCAAAGCGTCAGTTCGTTCGATTCCGGTGGCTGGGCAACGGCAAGCTGGGGAGGAAGACGAAGACGACGGTGAAAGCTACGAGAGCGCGATCGGAAAGATTGCAAGTGCTCGGGGCCAAGGCCGACCGATTATCCATAGACGCACTTAGGAGGCCATACCATGGCTGGACAAGTTTGGGCTGTTAACTCGCTGGGGGGCTTTATGTACAGCCGCCAGCTATCCAATGTTCTGCGCGCCAACGTGCAGCCGCTCGTTAAATTCCGTCAGTTCGCCGACGTCCATGACATCAGTCAACAAGGCAAAAAGAAGGGCGACCTGTTCACTTGGGACGTTTTCTCTGACGTAGCCACAGCTGGCGCGGTGCTGGTGGAAACCAACACGATGCCGGAGACCAATTTCAACATCGTGCAGGGCACGCTGACCATTACTGAGGCCGGCAACTCGGTTCCGTACTCCGGCAAGCTCGACAATTTGTCGAAGTTTCCCCTTGAGGACGTGATCAAAAAGGTTCTCAAGAATGACTGCGTGAAGTACCTAGACCGCGGTGCGTGGACCCAGTTCAACCAGACGTTGATCCGAGTGATCGCATCAAGCGGCACGGACACGGCTGCAATTCAGCTGTACACCAACGGCACGGTCACTGGCACCAACAACATTGCTCTCAACAACAGCCATGTGAAGTCGATCGTGGACGCCATGAAGGAACGTAATATCCCGGCCTACATCGCCGACGATTACTACGCCATTGCGTGGCCTACGACCCTGCGGACTTTCAAGAATAACCTTGAAACCATCCACCAATATTCGGACACCGGATTTTCGTTGATCATGAACGGTGAAATTGGGCGTTATGAAAACACCCGTTTCATTGAGCAGACCAACATTGCCAAGGGCACCGGCACAGACGGCGTGACCACTACGGCCTGGACAAACGCTAAGTCTGATTGGTGTTTCTTTTTTGGGAACGACACAGTGGCCGAAGCGATCGCGGTTCCTGAAGAAATGCGCGGCAAGATTCCGACCGATTACGGTCGCTCAAAAGGCATCGCGTGGTACTACCTCGGCGGTTTCGGCATTGTTCACACTCTCGCTACGAACGTTCGTATCGTGAAGTGGGACAGCTTGGCTTAAGGAGCTAGAAAATGAGCTTAACTAATACGCTGACCAGTTTTGGTTATGACCACCCAACTTATTTGGCGCGTGGGACTTTTAACGCAACGATGGCCGCGGGCGCGAGCAGCATTCTGAAGTTTGTTGCGCACTCTAACCTGCAGTTGATGTCGGTTTCGGGTTTGGCGTCGACAGTCGGCACCAGCACCTACACGCAGACCCAGTACTATCCGAACGGCACGACCATGACGGTCCATGTCGCGGCAAACCAGTACACGTGCCTGCGGATCTACAACACTGCTGCAGTGGGCGCGGCAATTTCGCTAGCGACCACAACGCTGGCTGTGTTCAGCCCAGATTTGTACTCAACTTCTGGCACTGGCACAGCGCAGATTGGCGCTAGTTTCCGTCAGGCTCTTAACACCGGCACGGGCACGGCGGGGCTTTACGGGGCTAGCGTTAACTTAGGCGACACGATCCAAATTAACGGCGGGACGGATGCCACGGCGGTGTCGCATTTTGTGGTCGATTACCAAGTACAGCCGCTCGCTAACGTGACCGGATAAGGGGGACACATGCCTAAAATTACCCAAAGCGGCAAAAAGCAGTACGAGACGCAGCAGGTGACTGCGAACCAGATTGCCACGCCGCAGTACGGCGAGACCGCTCCAACGATGCAGGACGTGATCAAGAGCGCAAACGCTCGTGGTCAAAGTCGGCATGAAATGAAAAACACCGAAGTGGCCGACGTGGATGTGTTGCCGGAATCGGCAATGATGGCGAGAAACGAGATGGTAGGCGTGAAAAACAACGGATATTTAGCCAAAAAAGGGCTGGTATTCGGAGTCAACGCGTTTTACAACTCGCTAGCTCCGGGCATGGACATTGAGGACCAAGAAAACTCGGACATTCGTGAGATGAAAATGAATGTTTACGAGGGCGGCATGGGTTTCCCCGGAGATGGTTGGACCTCACGGACTGAAGGTTCGCCAACGTCGAGCGAGAAAGACATGGGGCGCGTTGCCATGACCAATAAGATTGGTTCTGCAAGGAACTAGGAGTAGCCAGCCATGCCAAAAATAGTGCAGGAAAAGTTCCAGTTAAATTTTCCTCAGGACGAGGAGCCGCATGGCTGGCTAACCGACACGGAGTCCAGGTCAAAAAAACAAATGCCGGGGCGAGAAGGTCGTTCGGGTGGAGATTACAGATCTAGATCTGTCAACAACACTTTGTTTGCCAACTCATTGCCTCCCGGCACGGACATTGAGGACCAAGAATTCTCAGATATTCGGCAGATGGGCATATCGATTGCAGGCAACATGCCGCAAGGATGCGCAACAGGCGACCTGACCAACGGCGAAGTGAACGCGGTTTCTTTGCGGACAGGCTTTGACAAAAAAGCGTTGCTGCAAACCGATGACGAGTACACCCGCGAACACAACGACGCGTTTTACGATGACGTGGGCGGGTTCATTGAGCGCAACAATTATTTGGATCGGATGTAAATGCCAATCACACCTCCTAGCAATGCGGTTCCGCTGGCGATATGTTCGCTAGATCCCACCAGCGGTTTGGTTTACTCCCCTGGCTGCGCCAATTACTCGGTGATTTCAACGGTTGGCACCACAACGGTCGACGGCAACACTGGCGGCGGCATTTACTACGGCCTGAATTGCATTGCACTTGGAACCACGTGGACAGCGGTCCCTTACGACGTTTACACCGTGGCGGGCGTTACTACCACCAATACGATGTACGCCGTGCAGACGGCCACAGCGGTGGGTTTCCAAGCTAATCCGGGGTCTGGCGGTACGGGCGTGCGGTTCAACGGCAATTTGGTTGTTGTCACTGGCGGCACTGCCGGAATCTGGAACGTTCTCTGGGACTAATTCCCTTAGTGTAAACTCCCGCTCAGAGTGGGGATTTAACAAAGGGGAATTGATATGGTTTGGCGTCCAGAAGATCCGCAGGGCAACGAGTCCGGCAAAATTACGTGGGAATTAGTGCGGTGGACTAGGGGCCGCGTCCTAGACGTTGGGTGCGGCAGGGCAAAAGCCTTTCCGCATTTCATCGGCCTAGACAATGGGGTAGACCGCGAGCTATTCCACATCGATGTACATGCCGACATCTGGATTGATGACGCGGCAAACCTTTCGCTTTTCAATACCGCAGCCTACGACGCGGTCTATTCCTCACACCTGTTAGAGCACATCCCAGTTGATGGTGTAGTGCCGTGTCTGGCGGAATGGTGGCGCGTGCTCAAAGTCGGCGGGTTTCTTGTGCTCTACATTCCTCACGAGGACCTCTACCCAAAAATCGGCGATGCTCACGCAAATCCAGATCACAAGTGGGACGTCAACGAGCAAAAACTGTTTGATTTTATGCAGCAGGTTGGCAGCTGGGATTGCAGAGTCATGGAGCAGCGCAACGAGCGCATGGAATACAGTCTCTTTGCCGTGTTCGAGAAGCTGGCACCGCTCACAAGTTTAGAGATGGCCGACAAGGCTCTTGAGTGGCGATACAGCTACCGTAAACCAAGACCCGACAAGATGGCAGCGGTTGTTCGTTACGGCGCGTTTGGTGACATCCTGCAGGCTTCCAGCACGTTCGCCGGCCTGAAAAAGGATGGCTATCACGTCACCGTGTTTTGCTCTCCTCCCGGTTCCGACATCATTGCTCACGATCCAAACGTCGACGTTTTCTACCTGCAAGACGTCAATCAAGTCCCGAACGCTCAGCTTGGCTTGTTCTGGGATTGGCACCAGAAAAAATACGACAAATGGGTGAATTTGTCGGAGTCTGCCGAAGGCACATTGCTGCCAATACCGGGGCGTTTTATGCATCAGGCACCACCCAAATTGCGCCACAAGATGTGCAACGAAAACTATCTGTGGTTCCAGCATTCCACAGCCGGCATCGCGCACCGGCCGGCGGTGAAATTTTATGCGCTGCCGGCTGAGATCCAGTGGGCGCAAGACACCCGAGCCAAGATGGGCCAGTTCGTCATCGTGTGGTCGCTGGCTGGTTCTTCCGTCCACAAAGTCTGGCCCTACGTGGATCAGATCGTGGCGCGGCTCATGGTCGACTTTAAGGACGTGCACGTGGTGTTCGTTGGCGGGCCTGCGGGGGTCATCCTTGAGCAAGGATGGTTTGTGCCAGACGAGAACGGCCAGCCCAAGCGGGTGGACGGCCAGAAGATTCAGACCGACCGGCGCGTGCACCCGTTTTGCGGCGACTGGTCCATCCGGGAGACGATGACGTTTGCGCTGCATGCCGACATGGTCATCGGGCCGGAGACCGGCGTGCTAAATGCGGTTTCTCAGGAGCCAATGCCCAAGGTCTGCTTCCTCAGCCACAGCACAGTGGAAAACCTCACGCGGGACTGGACCAACACCAAAAGTCTGTGGGCGCGTGAAACGCATTGTCCAGGGCGTGGACAGAATGAGGTGGCCGCGTGCCACCAGCTGCACTACGACTGGTCGCACTGCAAGCAGGCAAACGGCGAGGATGGTTTGCCGATGGGCATCGCCCAGTGTCAGGCTGAAATCACGGCAGATATGGCATACGATGCCATTGCGCCGCTAATTAAAAAGAGGCTGAAATGAGCACGTCCGGCACCTACACTTTTACCGTCACGCGTGACGACATCATCCGCGAGGCGATGCTTAACATTGGCAAGCTGGACGCCTACGGGAGCATCGACCCGCAGGAGACTACAGACTGCGCCCGCAAGCTCAACATGCTGGTCAAGCAGTGGATGGGCCGCTATGACTTTGCCAGCGGCCTGAAGATTTGGACTAGGCAGCGCGCCGATTTGTTTCTGTCTTCGACGCAGTACCGGTATGAGCTAGGGTCATCGGGCGATAAT